GATGTTATACGAATAGATAATGAGGATGCATGGGATAAAACCCGTGACTTTGTTAGAAAAAAAGATGCTGATGGTATTTGGAAATTATATGATAGAGTAAATCATACAATGGAATTTCCAGATGATGATTACTTCTATGTAAATAAAGTTAGACTTTTAAACTTTGAAGATATACCCACGGTATTCCAAAGGTATATAGTATATAAAGCTTGCGGCAGAGCTTCTGTACAATTGGTCTCTAACCAAACCCTACAACAAATGTTAGCAACATTTGAAGCTCAAGCTAGAGCAGCATGTATGGAATATGAATGCAATCAAGGTGACCATAACTTTATGGGATGGCCTGATGAATCAGCTTATCAATCTTATAAACCTTATACAGCTCTTAGAAGATAATGTCAAGTGTTACACAAAAAATAAGTAACTATGTTTTAGGTATTTCGACTTTACCTGATGAGAAAAAAGCTAATGGAATGTTAGTTGATTTAGTTAATGGTGTCCCTGATGTTGTTACTCAATTACAAAAACGTCCCGGAAGTTCTTTAGTAAAAGATATTACCACAACTAGTAATCCATATGGAGATAGTAAAACATATGCTGTTAATACAGGATCTCATACTAAATGGTTTACTATCTATACAACTGATGAGGAACAATATATTGGCCAAGTTTCAAATGATGGTGTTGTTAATGTTTGGAGATGTAGTGATGGTGCTTCGATACCCGTTGATTATGCAAGTGTTACTGGAACAAATAAAGCTACTTACTTAGACAATTCTGCTTTATCAGATGAGAAGTCTTCTGATATACAGGTTATGACTATTAATGAAACTACATTTTTCTGCAATAGACGTAAGGATACAGCAATGGAAACTACAGCTCCATTCTTATCTCCTCCAAGAGTTAATGAAGCTTATATAGAACTTGATTCAATAGTTTATGGTAAACAATATGCATTAGATATTTACGATCCTACGGATAATACAACTTTTACTTATACACGTGCTACAGGATTAGTAGTAGATGAGAGTTATAGTTACAGTGGATCTAGTAATGGTGACTGCCAAGGCATGGGTAGAGAAACAGTTAATGTTAATGCTGGAAGAGGGATAGGTGCAACCTCACCCCCTACTACAGCTGCGCTGACTGGTACCTATGTTAGGTCAGGTACTACTGTAACAGCAACAGTAACAAATCATGGTTATTCAGTTGGTGAATCAGTAACCATTGACTTTACTAGTGGTGGAGCTGCTGATGGAACATTTACTGTAGCTACAGCAGCTGATGCTAATACCTTTACTATCACTCATGGTGATTCTGGTACTATTACAACTAGTAATTTAAGCATACCACGTGGTAGAAGTAATCTAAGATATGAGATGGATACAAGATGTACTCCACAACCAACTGCTCCTGTAGATTCTAGTTATAATTACCATGATTCATATCAACCATTTGTTAAATTACAGTTTGGTGGAGAAGGTTGGGAGACTGGTGATACACATCAATATACATCAGAAAAAGGTATAACCACTACTGTTACTGTTAAAAGTCATGTTAATGTAGTATCTAGAGCTAATATAGCTATGGTTAGACCAGCTCCTACATCTTCAAACAATGAAGAACATGTATCTGCAGGTGGTATTTTAGGTGATTTAAAAACTGCTATAGATGCTATATCTGGTACAGGTATAACAGCAACGATTGTCGGGAATGGAATACACTTATATAGAGCAACTCCTTTTGGTGTAACATCACCTGAAAAATCTTTATTAAATGTTATAACTAGTGAAGCTAATAATATAGGTGATTTACCTCGTACTTGCCGCCATGGTTACAATGTTCGTATTGTAAATAGTGGAGAAGATATGGATGATTATTACCTTAAGTTTCAAGCTGAAGGTATAGCAGCAAGTATCGATCAAAGAGGTACGTACGCTAGATCTGGTTCAACAGTTACTATAACTGCAACTGCACATGGTTTAAGTAATGATGACCAAATTATTGTAGACTTCACAAGTGGTGCTGCTACAGATGGGTATTATACGATTGCTAATGTAACTTCTAATACATTTACTATTACTGATACAGCATCTGGTACAATTGGTGCAGGTGAAACTTGTACATTCCAACCAGCTAGGTACGGAGAGGGTGTCTGGGAAGAGGTATGTGAACCGGGTATAGAAATAGAACTAGATAAGGATACCATGCCTCTGAAGCTCGTTAGAGTGCTTCCGGGGACATATGCAATTAATGGTGGATCTAGTAGAAATTATACTAATGGTTGTTTTAAATTTGATTATCCAGATTGGGGTAAACGTGATGTAGGAGATGATATAACTAATTCTAAACCTTCTTTTGTTGGTAATCCAATTCAAAAGATGTTATTCTTTAGAAATAGAATAGCCTTATTAAGTAATGAAAATGTAATCCTATCTAGAGTTAATGATTTTTATAGTTTCTGGGTTAAAACGGCTATGGCTATATCCAATGCTGATCCCATTGACTTACAATCTAGTTCAACGTATCCAACTAAATTATATGATGCAGTTGAATCAACAGGTGGATTAGTTATCTTTAGTGCTAGTGAACAGTTCTTATTAAGTTCAGGTGCTGAAGCTTTACTTACTCCTGAAACTGCGAAGATTAGTTATTTATCTTCTTATGCTTTTAATCCAGATACAGTCCCAGTTTCTCTAGGAACTACTATTGGATTCTTAAATAGTACTGCTAAGAATGCACGTTTCTATGAAATGGGCAATATAAGTGCTAGAGAAGAGCCAACCATTATGGAGCAAAGTAAGGGTATAGCTAAGTTATTTCCTCCTAATATTACATTAGTTAGTGAATCGAATGAGAATAATTTACTTCTGTTTGCTGTAGATAGTACTCTTCATACTGCAACCAATGAAGTATGGGGACATAAATATTTCATTCAACGTGATGAACGGATACAATCAGCATGGTTCAGATGGACTATGCCTAATAATGTTGTCTTTCATGCTATAATGGATGATGTATATTATGCTATATTGAATACAGGCTCTACATATACACTAGAAAAATTTGACCTAAAATTAAAAGCAGACACAGATTTAATAGGGGATGAGCCAGAAGTAAATAGAGTACACTTAGATACTAAGAAAACTGTAGCTTCAGGAGATATAACTTATAACGCTGCGACTGATGTATCTACATTTACTTTAGGATCTGGTTATTATAGTTCTAGGACTTTAACAACTTATTGTGTTACAGATAGTGATTCACGAGGTAAGAGTTATGATGTACCAGCTGCTAAGATAACTGGTACTGCTCCTAATGAAACCGTAACACTACCCGGTAACTGGAAGACTTCTACTAAAGATGGAGTTTCCGTTAATACAGATTTGATAGTTGGATACGAGTATGAGTTTGAAATAGAACTTCCAAAAGTTTTTCTAACTAGAGCAGAAGGTCAGGCAACTAAAACTGAAACTAGAGGATCTTTAATTTTACATAGAATGAACTTTGATTTTGAAGATGTAGGAGTTATAGATGTTGTTCTTAAACGAAGAGGAAGAGATGATTATACCTATACAGTTGAATCATTAGAATGGGATAATGTCAATGCTAGTACTTCTACTATTGCAGATGGATATGTACATACTATTCCAATATATGATAGAAATGTAAATACAACTGTTCTTTTAAAATCTAATCACCCATCACCCTCTACTCTTATTTCAATGAACTGGGAGGGAGATTACTCACCAAGATACTATCAACGTGTCTAATTACATTCACCCAATTACAATGGAGGCTGCTGTTGAAGTAGCTTCTAATCTTAGAGAAGATGATTATAGAGAAGTGTACGAAGGTCATGGTCACTTTCCACTTCTCCATCTTCCTCTTGTTGCTTTTTATGGAGATACAGTTTACTTTGAAGTGCCTAACGGCAAGACTGCCGGATTAGCCGGAGTACAGGAAGATGGAAAGGTATGGATGCTTTGCACACCAGCAATACATGAGTACCCTTTCACCTTTGCACGTGAAGCCAAACGATTCATAGAAAGCAGACAAGAAAAACTTCTTTGGAATATTGTAGATAAACGGAACACCGCTCATCTAAAACTTCTAAAGTTTTTAGGATTTAAGTTCTTAAGGGAACTCAAACATGGTCCTAACCAATTAACCTTTATAGAATTTTGCCGTGTGCGATCCAGTATCAGCAGGGATGTTTGCGATTAATACCGTAGGGGCAATCGGAGAACATCAAACAAAAAAAGCTGGAGTTGCTGCTCGTAATAGACAGAGACTCAAGCAACATCAATATGAAAATCAGAATTACATTAATGAAGTAAAATTAGATAATGCTCAATATTTCAATGATGTAGCGGAATATGAAATAGAAAAAGAGCAAGTATTCAGTGCTATGGTGAATCAATGGCAGCAAGTAGATGAACAATTAGATCAAATGTTTGCCAATACTTCATTTAAATTACAAGATGAAATGATTAAAATGTATGAGAAGGAATATGCGGGAACTCAAACTGGTGCATCAGCTGCTAGATTAGCTGCTTCAAGTGCTAAGAAGAAAGGTTTTGCCATGGCTAAAGAAATAAATACATTGATAATGGCTCAAGATGATGCTGCACTTAAGAAAGAAGGAGCACATATTGATGCTTCTACTAAACTAGATAAACTATATGACAAAGTACGATTCCCACCAGTTCATGGTCATACACCTGTACCACCGGAATTAGAAGCAATGCCTTCTTCAGCTGGTTTAATGTTAGATATAGCAGGTTCTGCATTACAATCGTATGGCTTTAG